CAAGACATGATTGGCAGAGTCAGTGGTGGGATTGTTGCCCCTGCGGCTGCAATGGCAGGAACTTCTACGGCTCCAGCGGCCGCAGCCCCCATTGTCAGCGCAGCTGCGCGGCAGCCGCAGACTGTAGCGATCACGCAGCCTACGCAGCAAGCGGCTCAGATTCAAGCGCCAATGGCACAGCCAGTCATGCAAGTGCCCCAGGTTTCCATGATGCCTGCACAGGGTTCCATGGTTGGCCCCATGTATTCAGATGCTACTGGAAACTTGGCACCTTCCAGCTATCTGGCAGCTGATCCTTACGACTTCATCAACATCCCTGACATCGTAGAGCCCACATTCATGGGTTACGATTACTTCGCAGGCCCTTGAGTAGGAGCTGAATCATGGCAACCATGTACGCGCCTGGAGGCAGGCGATCTGCAGCACCTACATTCTCTCCGCGCACTGCGCTCATGTCATCAGCACTTTATGATGACCAAGTCACACGTGATCTGCTGGATGCAATGCTGTCTGCTACGCAGCCTGCGGGTGTTGGGCAGAGCCAGTCAAATGTGAATCTTGGAGAATCACTTGGCTCTGGCACGTACATTGACAACGTGTTTGCTGGAGGTGATGGTGGAGGCCCTGGCGGAGATGGTGGCGCATCTGGCGGAGGTACTGGCAGCGTCAGTGATGGACTGGCTGGCATGAGTGCCTTTGGCCAAGGAATGAGCGCGCTTGGCATGATTGGGCAAGATCCTGCAATGGCACAGTTTGGGAATGTGATGGGGCAAATGACTGCTGTTGCAGCTGCTGCAAATCAGGCAATGTCAGGAAATTTTGGTCAAGCAGCTCTCTCACTGGGGCCTACGGCTTTGAGCGCGCTAGGAGTGCCTGCATCTCTTGTCGGACTTGGCATGACTGCCATGAATCCTGCCCTTGGGCAAACGGATATGACAGCGCAACTTGGTAAGGCTGCATTAGGCGCCGTGTCTCCTGCAGCTTTGGCAGTACTCTCACTCGCTGAAATTATGGGACTTGTCAGCGTGAAGGGCATGCTGACTACCGTAGAAAACAAAGACATTAATACTGCCGCGTTTTCACCTGAGGCTGCAGAAGAAGCTCAAGCACTTGATGCATTTCTGGGGCAGATCGCTGCCACTGACGCTGCAATGGCTGCAGAAGCACAAGCTCAAGCGCAAGCAGAAGAAGGCGCTGCGATTGCTGCGGGCTTTGGAGACTCTATGGGAATTTCTACCGCTGACGCTGTTGCAGCTGATGCTGCAGCGGTTGCTGCTGGGTTTGGAGACGCTGGCGGCAATAGTGGTGGCGGTGCATCTAGCGCAGGCACTGCTGCAGACGCGGGGGCGGCAGCGGCAGCTTCTGCCAGTGCAGATTCCACAGATGCTGGCCCTGCAGGAGATGCGGGTGGCGGTGCAGGTGGCGCAAAGATCATCTGCACAGCCATGAACCAAGCCTATGGATTCGGCGCTTTCCGTCAAGTCATCTGGCTGCAATACGCTGAAAAGCATCTGACCAAAGCTCACGAAGTAGGCTATCACACGCTGTTCCTGCCGTTTGTAGCAGCAGGTTACAAGCACAACAAGTGGTATAGTTCTACCATTCGCAAGATTCTCGAACATGGCACACGCCACCGCACTGCTGACCTGCGGGCAGAAATGCGTGGAACCAAGCGAAACAACCTTGGCAGGTTCTACCGCACCATCTTTGAGCCGCTGTGCTGGGTTGTTGGCAAGCTGAAAGGGTACTGACATGGACATCAATGCAATCCTCAAAAGCATCACGGGTACAGCAGATGCTCGCACGAAAGCAATCGCAGACCAGGCTGCCAGCATGCAGGCAAGCACTGCAGCCCTGCGTGGCATGATGGAAGTCAATGTTCAGGAGGCACAAGCAGTTTCTGCCACGGCCGGCCAGCTTGCTGCAGAACGTGCGCAGACTGACTACCTGAAGAACAAGGCCATTCAGGAGGCGGCGACCATCTTTGGCATGAATGCGGACGAGAACAACTTCATCGTCTCGCAGCGCATGGCAGAGTACGCAACTGCGGAAGACCAGCGCAAGGTTGCACGCGCAGAATTTGACAGCCTGACTGCCGTCAACCCGCTGCAAAGCCCTGTCAACTTCATTCTTGCCCAGCTGAAACTTCCGCAAGCTGCTGCTCGCAACAATGCACTGGTCGATGCTCGTGACGCTGCGGCTGCAGACATTGAAACACGCCAACGTTTGGCGGCTGCGCAGAAGCAAGTCACCACGGTGAACACCGCGGATCGTGTGAAGGCGACTGCCCTTGCAGAAGCTGAGAACACTCGGCGTGCTGCAGAGATTCAAGTCCGTCAAGCACAGATTGAGAACTCTTCCAAGCTGGCAGGCATGGACCTGCAGATGTTCACGCTGAAGGACAAAGCATTTGATGTGCAGGGCGATCTGTTCAACAAGACGCTGCAAGTTCAGCAATGGCAAATGTCGTATGAATCTATGCAAGCTCAACGGCAAGCTGCACTGATTGCTGCACAAGAACGTGCAGATCGTCTGAAGGCAGAAGCCAAGAACAAGGTTGAGCAAGATGCACAGATCATGGAACTGAACAATGGCTTTGCCACTGTGTCCAGGTTCCTTGGGTTGCAGACTCCCATGAACGTGGAAATTTGGAAGAAGCTTCCAGATGCCAAGGTCAAGCAGGCCTGGGTAGAGGCTGCACAGACTGGCGTGCTGGGCTCTGATCTGTTGCAGAGTCTGAAGTTCGTCACGCAGGTTGGCAACACGGCTGCACTTGCACAGTCTAACCCTGGGACTGCACTTGCAATTCGAGGCTTTACTGAGGCGCTCGGAACTGCTACGTCTGCGGCCGCTGGCAGAAAAGAGAACATTGGCAAGAAGACTGCGGAGTTGGCAAACATTGCCACAGAAGACTATGTGAGACTCATCACCAGTTCTGCAAGTGATCCCAATGCCAAGCAGACTTTGACCTCTCCTCAGTTCGACACGCTGTTCAACCCGTACAAAGCCAATCACAAGGTGTTGATTACGGAGCCGGCGCTTGCAAACAACGCAGTCACAAAAGCGTTGCAAGCTGCAACTGTGGGCAAGCCTGCTACAGATGCGCCGAATCTGCCTGCGGAAATGGAGCAGCAAGCACTGCAAAGCATCATCGCTCAAGTTCGTGCTCGCACGCTGGGTGTAGACGATGCAGCACGCCAGCTCAATGCGTATTATGGTACAGCAGCTCGCAAGAACTTTGAACTGTACCAATACAATCTGCTGGGCCTGCCTGCGCAGTCAAAATATGTGGCACGTATTGATGTGCCTGGTATGTTTGCAGAGCCAGTCACTGCGGATTTGATGAACTTTGCAAGCACGAAAGCGGCGCTGACAAAGGCTGCACGTAGTGGCGCAGGTACGAAGAATCTGGAACTCACGCAAGGCCTTCCGATGGCAGGGCCATTCCTGCTGCCCAAGACTGCCTCAATCCTCCAGAACGTACTGCTCGGTAGGGAAGAGTAATTTTTTCTAGCTCACAATTACCCGATGGGGTAAGGAGACGTCATGCCTTTTGCTCAACAGCAATTTCATCCTGTATCTCTCGCGTCTGATACCACAGACTATCAAGCCAATACACTGACGCGCCTCACGCAAGCGGTGTCTCGTGGCTTGCCGGCCGCTGCTGCCAGTGGTGCAATAAGCATCTATAACAGTGTGCTTGCCAATCCCATTACTGGCCTCAAGGATATTGAGACTGAAAGTTTCCTCCGTAAATATGGTGGCAACGAGATGGGAGACTATTACAAGGACAGTCAGGAAGCCATTGACACTGTTGGTTTTATTGCCACGGCTCTCGTTCCTGGCAGCTTGGGCATCAAGGGCCTCAATGTTCTCCGCAGTGGCAATGCTGCCGGGAACTTTGGTACATTTCTCAGGATGCCCAGCACCCGCAAGAATGAATATCTGAAAGCAGCACTTCAAGAAGTCGCCAAGGATGGCGGAGCAATCAAAGGCATTCTCTCGTCCACCAACCGCCGCAAACAACTCCAGTGGGAAATTGCAGATCAGACTCTGAATGGTGCAGCCTTTGAGCTGGCAGTAGCTGCGACCATGTTCGATAGCCCTATCTTTGACAACTCCAGCTTGTCTGATTTCGGTTGGAACTTTGCTCTAGGTGCTGGCTTGTCTGGCGCGCTGGGAGGCCCCATTGGCTCCATCGCTGCCAAGGGCATTCTCAAAAACGCAGCCACAGAAGTTCAAGCACAGTTGCGCCTGGCTGACTTGGTTACTGATCCCAGCAAGCTGGGCTTGATGGGAGGCACAGAAGCTCTGCTCATGGCAGAAAGCATTGCAAAGCTGCCGACCAAGTTTGACAATCTGGAATTCACGTATCGTGAGAACGGCGTGAAGAAGAAGATTGAACTGGAAACCGCAGGCGCAATATCTGCTGCCAAGGACTCTGCTGAACGCCTGGGAACGGAAAAGCTGAAGCTCAAGTTCAATGAGATTGCACAAGGCAATGAGCGTGTGGGTCAGGCGCTGTTTGAAGCGCTTCAGCGAAAGACGATTGCATCCAAAACCGCAGGGGATGCACCCACTGAAACCATTCAACAACTGAATGGATACCTCAACATGCTGGCGCGTGTGCGCGCAGTTGATCCTGAGCAGCTGGCACTGGAGCAGCGCAAATTCTATCTCATCATTGATCCGCAAGGATTGCCCAAGGACAAGAGAAACATTTCCAATCTCTTCTCTCTGAAGCGTGAGAAGGGAACTTCTGGCAAGGAGATCACGAGCAAGCAGCCGTACTATCTCGCCGACGATGTCATGGCGGAGGATTTGCGGCTGGCCTCATTTGCTGATCTTGCAGAAGACAATCTTTTCAAGGCATTCCAAAATAACCCTGATCTTGATCTGATTCAGATTGGTGACGGCTCGTACCGCGTCAATCCAAAGTCTCCCAGGATTCTCAAGTTCAGGGAAGACCCCAACACCACGAAGATGCTCATGGACTTGGAGAGTTTGCAGTTCTCTCCTGACACTGTGCTGGCATTTGGCGACATCATTCCCGCAGGCAAGCTGCTCACGGCGTCTGATGCAATCTACGCTGGCACGCGAGCATTCCGGCAAGGTGCAAGTGCTGCAGTCAATATCACTCTGGAACCTCTGCAATCCAGTGCTCGTTACGCATGGGCAGCAGGCCAGAACTTCACAGACTTGCGGCGCACTGTAGGCTCCACTGTCAACTTGTCTGATCTTCCTGTACTTGACCGCATTGTTGAGCTGCTGGACCAGGGACTCGTGAAGGAAGACACGCTTCGCACTCTCAAGTTCATTGATGGCGAACGCACTCTGAGCTTTGACGATATCGTCAACTTCCGTTCACTGCCTGAGCAGATGCGTATGGAAGTGCTGGAGACTCAGCTGGCTAAGCTGGATGGTCAAGCTGTGCCGGATACCCGCTCACTTGCCATTCACATGAACAGTTCGCGTGAGTGGGTGGAACAAGCGATTGAATCTGGTTTTCAGGTCAGCAAGAAAGAGGCGCCTCTGTTCCCCACGAAGCTGGCACTGCAACCACGCACTGTGCAGATGGAATGGGACTTCACGAATCTCATCACGAACAAGAACGTGGTGCTTCCTGAAGAAGCCTACAACATGAACATGGGTCCGAATCATCTCTGGACGAAAGAGATGACCAAGGAGTATCAGCGGGAAATCCGACTTAAGATCAATGTCACCGCATCCGATATAGCTGTTGGTCCAGACGCTGCTGCACTCATCCCACAGGAATCAGATTTCATCGGCTCCGGAAACAAGTTTGGAAACAAGCTGAGCATGTCTGCTACCGAGCAGGGCGCTGGTGCTACATTGTTTGGCTCCAGCAATGCAGGTTATGGAGAAGCTGCTCGTCTGTTCGTGCAAGAAATGGGCAAGAATGTGGCGCTGATTTCTCAGCGTTTCCGTGACGCTGTGATTGACACGCTGGCTCCCAACGTGAATGCGCTGCGGGCCAATCCGCGTGCCAGTGCAGAACTTGGCGTACTGACTACTGCGCTTCGCAAGTCAGAGCATCGCTATGTGTTTGACGGTTCCAGCAATCGCATCATTTCTGAAGAAGCTTCTGCACTCGCATTGAGGCTGGAAGGCGATCTGGATGCTGCACTTTTGCAGCTGGAAGGCAAGAGCAAATCACCTCACAGTTTCACAATTACGTCCCCAGAAGTGGCAGACTTTTTGCGCACCAGCACGCGAATCAATGCCAAGCGGCAAGATAAGTTCACTACACTTTACAATGCCATGGGCCTTGTGAAGAAGCCTGTGGATGAGCGTGTGATCTACGTTCCTCCTATCAACACGGTCAAGTATCCATACCATGCCTTTGTCAAGACCAAGGAAAAGGTCGGTGTGGGTTCTAACGTGGGCATGATTACTGCTCGCAGCGAAGAGCAGCTTCGTACACTGGCTGCACAAGTCAGCGACGATTATGATGTATTCTTCAAGCAGAACACAGACAATTACTTTAAGGCCAAGGGAGAATACGAATACCAGAACACTCTGAACGAGGCCGCAGTCAGTAGTGATTTGGCCCGTCGCGGAGTTCTGGCAGACTTCTTCCCTGAGACTCGTCTTGAAAACGTCATGACGGATTGGCTTGAGTGGCATGCCAAGCAGGAAGAGAAGCTGGTACGCAATGCTGCGCAGGTGAAGAATCGTGAGTTCTTCTCAGAAATGAACTTTTTGTCTGAGCAATATCGCAAGGTGTCTGAGTCTGTCACGCGTGGCATTGGCTCTCAGTTCCGCGCAAAGGTGGCTGATCCGTTTGGAGACTTCACCAAGACTGCGCTCAATATCTCCAAGCAACAAGAGTTTCCTCTACTGGATTCTCTCAATGACTTTATCGACAAGGTCAGCTTGGCGGCTGGTGATGGTATCCAACGGGGCTTCCGAGATGCAAAGAAGGGACTCATCTCCTGGGAAGACGCAAACAAAGTTACGGAACAGTATGGACTTGGCAGGCCATATACGAATGAAGCCACATATCTCACGGCAAACGAAAGAATGCCACTGAATGTGGTGCGTACGTTTCTTCAGAAGGCCAACATGGCCATCGCTACAACCACGCTGCGACTTGACTTTCTCAACTCACTCATCAATATCATTTCTACCCCCATCATGCTGGGAACGGAAATGGCCAGCATTCGTCGTATGATTGCCACGGATGATGTGGCGGCTGGCAAGCTCCGTGAACTCATGACTGTCAAGGTACCTGGTAAAGACTACAGTGTGCCATCTACCACGAAGTTGATTGGACAATCTGTGGAGAACTTCTTCTCTACAGACAAGCAGCAGCTGCTCACACGGTACGAAAATATTGGAGCCATCAAGAAAGTCAGCCAGCTGTATCATGAAATGCTGGATGATCTGAGCTTCAATCCTACGATCAATCCCAGCGAGGCACTCAACAAGCTGGAGCGTGGTGTTGAGACTGCTGCGAAGATCACGGGCAATACGTTCTCAGAAGACTTCACACGCTTTGTGTCTGCCGACGTGATGCGGCAAATGTCTGATCCGCTGGTGCAAGCTGGCAAGATGACGGTTAAGGAGCAGAACGCATATATCTCCACCTTTGTGAATCGGGTGCAGGGAAACTATGTGACCAGTCAGCGGCCCATTGTCTTCCAAGGCACAGTGGGTGCAGCAGTCTCGTTGTTTCAAACGTATGCGTTCAACGTTCTCCAGCAGCTTCACCGCCATATGGAACGTGGAGACAAGCGCACGCTGGCTATATTTGCAGGCTTGCAGGGTACGATCTTTGGCTTGAATGGTCTGCCATTCTTTGACGCAGCCAACACGTACATCCTTGGCAAGTACATCGCAAGCAATCCTGAACATAAGGACATGTACAGTGTTCTTCCATCGTTTAACAAAGAGCTTGGAGACTGGATGCTGTACGGTACGGCGTCTGCTTTCCCGCTGTTCTCTGGATCAAGCCCTGCGCTGTTTACTCGTGGCGACATCAATCCTCGTCATATTACTATACTGCCTACTAATATCGTTGATGTTCCAGCTGTCAGTGCTAGCATCAAGCTCGTAGGACAAATCTACGAGTTTGGCAAGAATGTGTCCAGCGGTGCAGACATGAGTGCTTCCATGCTTCGTGCACTGGAGCATCAAGGGTGGAACAGGCCATTGGCAGGTTTTGCTCAGGTGATGGCAGGCAGGACGACAACAAGTACGGGCTCACTCATCAGTGCTGCAAACGAGTTTGAGACTACAGCTATGCTGACTTCGCTGCAGGATAGACTCGTGGATTTCGGCGGAGTCACGAGAATGCTGGGCAGCCGGCCAATGGATGAAGCAGTTGCACTGACTGCGCTCTATCGCGAGAAGCGATATGAGGCAATGGACAAAGCGCGTATCGAGCGTCTTGGTGAAGTTGTCAAGAGCAAACTCTACGCTGGCGAAGTGCCTACGGATGAGGAATACGAAGAGTTTCTCACTCGTTATGCTCGTAGCGGTGGACGTGTGGAATCGTTCAATCAAGCGTACATGCGCTGGACAAGAGATGCCAGTGAGAGTGTGGTCAATCAGATGCTGGAAAAGCACAAGAACCCATTCAGTATCAAGCTGTTTGAGATTATGGGTGGCGAGCCGTTGCCAGATTGAAAGTTGACAAAACGCAAGGCCAAAGAAAAAGCCCCCGAATGGGGGCTTTGTGTTTTGTGCCGGGAATATCTCAATCCTTGAGAGGATCACCACGTTGAGCCGCGGGGGGAAGTGCCAGACGAATCTGAGCTTCCAACAGCCTGCGAATCATGGGTTCAGGCTTCCAATAGTTGGGGCCCTTGAGCACCTTGCCGCGTTCATCGTAGATGGGCTTGCCATCTGGTCCCAGCTTGGAGAAGTTGGAGCTCATGATGATGCCGAGAATGTCATTGCTGCGAAGGCCATACTTGCGCATTTCGCTGGCGCAGTAGACCATGATATCACCGAGCCAATCGGCAAGATCAGTGAGAATGTCTACAGGATCAGGCCTAACCCCCCGCAACTTGTCTACCAAGTCATCCACCTCTTTCATTTCTTCTTGCAGAATATCGTGGAATTTTCGCAGCAAGTTGACCATATCCTCAGGATGCGCTCCACGAAGCACAGGACGTTCTGGCGCTTCCAGGCCATACATCTTGTTAAAGTGTTCGATGGCCTGGTCCAGCTGAAACGTGTCAAACGGGCGTCTCTGTGTGTGCTCTGACTCTGGGTTTTCCAGGATCGTAGCTGTAGTGTCTGTTACGCCATCAATCGTGTATGCTCTTCCTGACACGTGATCTGTCAGGTCAGGAATCTCCTTGCTGTGATTGATGGTAAGGCGGATGTGGGTTTGAAAAGTCATGATGGTTGGGCTTTCGCTGTGGAAAAAGTTGATGGAGTGGGATGGAAAAGATTAAGTTGCTGGACTATCTAGCTGCCTCCTTTTCGATTCTTACGCCTGCACTATAGAAGCGAATCTTCTTTGTTTTGCCTTTTGGATTAGCCCGCAGTTCACTCTTTACCCAGCCCTTCAGTTCGGCATATGCCAGGGACTTGTGGATATTGACGCGCTTCACTCCCCACATTTCGTGGATTTGCTCTGTTGTCAACTCCGCTGCTGGATGTGTTGCGAGATAGACTGCGATAGGAGTTATGATGCTCATAGCTTCCCCTCCGCTTTGGCGATGACGGCGCGGGCGGTTTTCAGCGCAATAAGCGCGTTATGCCCAGTGCCAAGTGCCACGCTGGTTGCGGCCAACGCCTCCAGCAATTCGTCCCGCTGCTGTTCCACCGCGCTCAGGCGGCGCAGTTCGGCGGCGGCTTTTTCCACAATCTCGCCGTCATGCCAGCGATCAAGCGCATCCGCCAGCAGCTCGGCTTTGGTTTGTTCAGTCATGGTGGTTCTTCTCCTTTAGCTTGGCCTCGATGGCTTGGAAGATTTCGTAATCAGACTTGTTGGCCCTCACTAATGTTTCAAATAAGACAACACGTTGCTCCTCGCTCAACCCTCGCCACTCGCGGCGGGGTGGGTGGGTGTAGAGGGGCTCCACCCAGCCTTTATGGTTTGGGTTGCGCTTGTCCCATTCATTACGATAGTTCTCGTTGTCGTCGTAAGTGCGGTAGTCATATCCTCCCTCACCGTCAAATGTGCGCCACGCCACCGGCTCGGCCTTATCCGGCTGCTCCAGCGCGGCCAGCTTGCGGTCAAGCTCGGTGTTCTGCGCCTCCAGACTGGCGCAGTTAGGGCAGCGCGCCCCGTACTCGTACCAGTGCCGTCCGCAGATCACACCGTAGGCAGTTGCAGGCTCTCCTTCACGGGTCGTTACGGGCCACTCGGCAGGGACGCCGGCGTATTGCGAAGGGCATCCGCATGACAAGGTGAACTTTGGCTTCTGCTCCAGCGTGGCGCGCAGATTGATCGCGGCCTGTCTTCCGGCTTGGGAAGCCAACGGCGGCGCCAGCGACTGCCATCCGTTCAGTTCTTCCAACGCCTCCAGCGCCTGCTGGGCGGCGGCTTTCTTCAGGTCAGTCATCTATCATTCTCCTTCAACAAAGAAAAGTCACAGTACACATGCTTATTGCTAAGCATCTTACGAACAATCAAATATCCTTGTGCATTTCCTGTCTTGGTGCGAGACACATATTGTATCTTTCCACCTTGCACAAGACCTGCAAGAAGTTTGTTCAAATCCTCTGGCTTGTCCAGATCGCTTTGCACTTGCTTCCACAATGCTGGCGTATCCATCGGACCCTTTGCATCACTCAGCACAGATATCAACCGCGCTGCGACGTCTGCGTTCTTTGCCTTGCCAAACTCTCCCATTGCATTGGGCATGCGATGTTCCGTGTATGTCAGCAGCGTGTTTGCAAAGAGAACATCTTCGGCACGAATCTCAGTCCTGCGGTTTGCAGCAGCAGTCAGAAGACACAGTTTCAACAGATGCGTGTATCGTCTGGTGCTGTAATGCTTGAACCGTGCATCTTCCAGTCCTTCAAAGCTATGGTAGATTGTCTGCAACATGTCTCTAGCTTTGCTGGACATAGTTGCCTCGCCAGAGACTTGCGTCTTAATCTCCACAAACTCATCAATGAGTTGCTGCTTCAGACTGTCTGGTGGCTTCTCTGGGAATGCAAACTTCTTGCCGCTGCTTTCACCAAAGACCAGAATCAGCCGTGACAGAAAGCCTTGACCAAGTGTCTGCGGTGGGAATGCTTCTGCAAAACCTGCATGAGTATTGCCACTCAGAATGTTGATCGTTGGTTGAAAGATGGAAACAGATCGTGAAGTCTTCAGTCTCTGTTTGAAGGGGGCAACAGGATCATCCCAATCCCAAAGACTGCCAAGAAGACTAAGGAATTCAAGATTCCCTGAGCCAACGAATTCGTTGAACTCATCTGCAACAACGAAAACTTCACGAGGATCAACGTTAGCATAGTCGTCTCCAAAGAGATTACGCATCACAGCACTGGCATCTTTGACAGAACCTGTGTCATCTTCCACACCTTCCAAGTCCAGCAGAAACTTCTCCTTGGATGTTCTCTCTGCTGAGAACTTGTCATAGCCAGAAGCACTCAGAATGCGCTTGCTTGTCTTGATGGCCGTTGACTTTCTCGTGCCTGGGTCACCAATCAGCATCACATACATGTTTGGAAAGATGCGAAAGTCTGCGAATGGTAGATAGAATTGCCGGCCGAGACTGGATGCCAGACAAGACATAAGACTCCAGCGGTGAAACACCATTGGAGGTTCTGTCTTCTCGGTGTATTTGAAGTACAGATCGGAGAGAGTTTGAACACTCACTTCAAGTCTCCCCAATACTTCTCACCTGAGTTCATGTCTGGCGGGATGGTCATAGTTCTCACTACGCCATCCGTACCCTTGACTTGAACACTCTCCTTCATTCGCTCTAATACAACACCAGGAGTGTCAGCCCCACGATAAGCAAAGAACAGGCTGTCATGAATCTGTGCCTTGAGCCTGACTTTGTCGCGTAAATCTCCATAAACAGAGTCATGCCAGATACGATAAAAAACACGGTTGATAATACCCACAGAAAAGTTTTGAGGTCCGTGTGCTACTGCCGCGTTGAGTGCTGGTTTGGATGCAGTTGGGTCAGCAAAGAAATGCCGAGTCCAACCAAGGGGACTGACCAATTTCTTGGTCAGCTTGATGGTACGCTTGACTTCATCGTACCAATCTTTCTTCACTTCCGGATAGGTCTGCTCGTAGGTTTTCAGGAGGTGTGTGCAGACTTGCTGGAGCGTCCACTTCGCCGGAAGTTTAAGGAGATTGCGGGCCTCTGCAACCGCCTTCGGACCCATAGTATCGAGGAGAACTGCTGCGCCCATGTTATAATTCGAGCCGTGGTTGACACGCTTGGAGAGATTTCTAAGCGGTTTACTGACTTCTTCGTAAGGGACTCCAAAGAACTTGTGAGCATTCCAGCTGTGATAATCTCTGTCTGACTCCACGAGAGTAATGAGACTCGTACATCCGGACATGTATCCGACGCATCGAGCTTCACTCTGAGCATAGTCCCCTTCTGCCAGTCCTTCCCAGTCGCTGTCAACCATAATCCACGACTTGACTGCTTTACCTTGAGGGATATTTTGAATTTGCAGTCCGGTCCAGAAACTTGATTCAGTACTTGCAAGGCGACCTGTATCAGTTCCGGCAGGGTTTGTCTTGTAGTAGAGTCGACCATTCCAGAATTTCTCCCAGACGAAATAGGTGGACAGAAGTTTTGCCTGCTTGCGATATGCAAGAATGGCAGACACGATGAGTTCATTGAATGGATGCACAGCCGCGCAAGCGTTCATGGCCTTTGCATCTGCGCTCTCCACTTCACCCATTCCCAGAACCTTGAGCAGTCTCTTGCACTGGTCAGGGCTTGCAGGATTGAAGCTAGGTCCAAACCATGCGTGAAGTTTCTCACGTTGCTTTTCTACTGCAACTTCGGCAGCTGCCTTGGCTTCGTCAAATTTTGCGCGATCCAGGCTCAAGCCATCTGCTTCCATGTGCAGACATGGGAAGACCAGTGGAAACTCCATCAGGTAATTGCGCAGTGCCCAATCAGGAACTTCCAGCAGAAGAGAGCACCAAGCGTTCATGGTTGCCCAACAGTCGCGGGCATTGTATTCAAACAGGCTGAACTCATCGCCGGCTGCATCATCTTTCCAGAAGCGAATACGGCGTACTGCGAATGCAGTAATGAAGTCTAGGCGCTTGGGCAGTTCTGAATACCAGGAATGGAACAGATGCTGCGTGTCGTAGAGCCAGTTGTGCACTGGCACATTGAAGCGCAGAAAATAGAGGTTGTCATACATTCCATTCTGGAATATCTTGGGCGGCGCTGAGGCATTCAGATTGCGTACAAACTGATGAGCCAGCATGTCCTTGAATGGAACAACTACAGAGTGAGTGCTGCCGTCGCTAAACAAGCCACAATAGCCAACGCAATGAATGCGTCGCAGGTCGTCGCCCACATAGGTTTCGATGTCAACTGCGAGTAGTCTGGCATGTGAGAATTTCTCCAGCAGTCTTGCACTTGATTCTGGCTTCCAGACTTCCCATGTGAATGCAGTCTGCGGGAACCAACTCTCCGGCTTGGTGAGTTTGCTGATGAACCGCTTGAAAACAAATGGGCCTTCGGCCGTCGTGACCAGATGTTGCAGCGGATTGAGAATGAGAACTTGCACATCTTTAGTTCCTCCCAGCGCATGAGCAGGAATGGTGAAGAAGGAGCCAGCGTAGTCATCCAGTGTGAGGCGCCGCTTGAGTCCACGCTTGTCAAGAGGATGACGAAAATCCAGCTGAGTACCAAGCAGCATGGGCAGCATGTCTGCATTCGTGCAGATGATGCCATCCAGATCATGCAGTTTGATCTTGGCTGCAAGGCCAGCAAGATACTCCTCCGTTGCTAGACTCACCTTGACGCTGTGAGCGCCGATCATTTCATTCAGTCTGGGAAGAAATGCACGATCCAAGGGAGTGCCAAAGAATGCAAGTTTCATAATGATTTGAGTTATTGAGACTTCAGACGAAAAAGCCCACAACAATAAAGCTGTGGGCTCTTGGAGTATGAAGTCGGAAACCCTTACAGGACCACGACGTCACGCAGGGAGAAGTCAAAGCGGTCAGCTTCCTTCTTGTTCTGCTTGCGGACAAGCGATGCAGCCACCGTGACCTTGTCGATCTGCGCGATGGTTTCACCCATGTTCTGAGTGCCGAAGTGCTGAGCGAACGGCGCGCAGGCTTCCTTCAGGAATCCGATGCCGAACTCATTGATGGTGCCATCCTTCTTGAACGGCGAGAAGATCTGCGAGAACTTCTGGCCGACGGCCGCTTGCTTCTCTTCTTCGGGGTTCTTCACCTCGTTCACAGCTTCCACGGTGTAGCTGAACTTGATGTATTCATTGCCGCTGTTCTCAGAAGTCTCGCGCGAAGCAGAAACTTGCAAAGAGTAATGGCCCGTGGGAGGAACACCAACAGGTGGCAGGTCTTCGATGTCATCCATCGAAGCGTTCATCAGGGCGTCGAGGTCAGAGAAAGTTGCTTTGGACATGATGTGTGTGTTTCAGAAAAGAAAAGATTGAGGAAAAAGATTGGAGCAAAGTTGGGTTGAGTTGTGTGTGTGGATCGTGGTTTAGTCAGTGCCTCCGGGGTTTGCGGTTGAAAGAATGTGCTCAATCACAGCGTCTGCCTCTTGATCGTTCTTGTGCAGTTCAATCAGCAGTTCGATGTAATGCTTGGCCTTCTCCAAATCGGCAATGCCGTTCTTGCCTTTCCAGCGTGTCACGTACTTGATGACGTTGCCTTCAAAGTAACCAATGTTGTTTGCGTGGATGAACTCAACAGGCTGGATAGCCAGCTCTTTGTAATGAGTTCCGCCGATTTGCTTTTCCAGCGCAGACTTGACAAAAGTTCCAGACATAAAATGTCCCTTCAAAAGATTCGTGAAAATGTTGTCCAGTGTAGAACGTTTCCGCTCCGATGTCAACCCCTCTGAAAGAGAGAAAGCAGAGACAGTTCGCCGCCTTTCTTCTCATCCACATCCACAGCCAGCCGTGATCCGGTGATGATCGTGGGGCTATAGGTGCTGGAACTGTAAGCGCGATGTTGTTTGTTGACCACTGCACAATGCACTACGCTGTCGAAATACTTGGCGCTATTCAGCGAGAAGTTGCGCGTGCCCGCAACAGGAACAATCTTCTCACGACCTTCCAGACTTTCACTCTCCAGTTCATGACTGATGGCTACGACGTTAATATCCACCACTTGAATGAAGCTGAGCACTTGCTCCATCAGACTACCTTGCACAGCATAGTCTGTGAATGTCTTCTTGTATTCTTCGCCGCCAGGCTTCTGGAGTTCCTTGAGAATGCCCTTGTTCATGGCACTGTTGGCCAGCTGGCTCAGACTGTCAATGACGAGAATGTCATTGGCTCCAAACTTGGCAAGGTCAAGTTCAGAGTGCTTGGCTTCTGCATCCTTTGCACAGATGGGGCAGTTGATCTTGCCATGTGAGGAACAGATCTTTTTCACACCACCACGAATCACTTCACGCACTGTGTCGATGGCAATGGGATAGAGCCTGTGATCGGGGATGGAAATCACGTTCACATTCTTGCGGAACTTAGGATCAAGGATCGCAGGATTGAGTAGTGTTTTGATTCCGTTCTCAAGGTCCATCCAGTGAAGCGTGAAATGCTCCGCGAGTTTTCCCACAAGTGCAGTCTTGCCAGTCTTCGGCGCACCGTAGACAAGTACCTTTGCGCGTGTGGCAGATGAGTAATCGTTCAGATTCATGTGAGCCTTTCAGTGAGGAGTTGTGGAAGGGGGAGAAGTCATCAGGTGAAGCTGCCGCTGGAGAAGCGCAATGATGCGATCCACATCTGCTTGCTCCACTTCGACAGTGATGATCGCGAAGAATCTGTAGATGGGACCAGAGAGAGTGTGCTCTGTTTCGCGCTTGTCCAGCTGGATGCGGAACATAGAACTTTCTCCTCTGCGCTGTTCTCCAAGATATTTCAAGTCCAGCTTCTCCATGATTGCACAGATTGCTTCTGCTGCTTGCTCGTTGGAAAGAGGAATCTTGGATGTCATCGTTGCAGCGTAGTTGATACCGCAAGGAATCATGGAATCCATGCCAATCATCGGCGCGGGGGAAACTCCAATGAACACTTCATTCGCGGAGTCACCAAAGGTGATGGACGGCTGTCCAGGAAACGCAGCAAGATCAGCATCCAGCATCTTGTACTTATGCGGATTCACTTCACCTGAACGAACTACCTTGGGCAGTTTGAACAGGCTCTTCACATCAAACTTGTCAGAATCGCTCATTCAGTCTCTCCTTCTGTCGCTGCGTGATTTCTGTCAGCGTGGTTGCAAAGTCAATGTGTTCGATTGCTTCGATATCTGCGAGACTTTGGATGCGGGGAAGCTCACCAAAGTTCTTGCCGAAGGCATGTGATGTTGAGAACTCACAAGTCTCGAAGAACTCACAACGCTTCATGAAGTTGAAGCATGATCTTCCACGCTTGGGGAAGAAGTTGAGTTCAGTGTAGTGCTCGATCTGCTGATGCAGAAGCAGTTGATCTTGAATCCACTCTGCTTTCTTGAGTGCGTTCTTCACAAACTCAAACTGCATCCACTCCTGACTGGAAGCACTGTAGACTGTGTAGAGCACAGAGTATTCTGTACCGCCGAGCATGTCCACTACAACTGCGTAGCTCAGGGCTTGGTCTGAGTTGGCATACATGACGGGATCGACGCTGGTGAATCCAGTAGTCTTGTTCTCTTTGACCAGGAACCTGCCAGTCTCACGATGCTGAAGCACTTCGTCAATGTGGCCACTGTAGAAATGGCCATCCTCGAAGTCAATGGCCATCGTGCCTTCGATCTTTACAGAGTCATACTCTGCAAGATTGGTCTCCGTCTGGTAGAATTCTTCGTAAGCGTACAGTGCCCAGATGGCTTCAAAGAAACTCTTACCTGCACTGCGTGTAGCCTTGCGTTCTTCCATGAAAAGATCAATGTCCCATGCAAGAAACGCTGCCCATGTTGCTTCGTTGATATCTCGTGTCTTGTCGTAAACGGCAACACCCGCACCAACTGCGTGGCCAAACGCGAAGGTGGGAGAATTCAAGCGATCTGCTGTGCCCGCTTCGGCTTGCAGTTTCTTGATCTGATATTTGCGCGGGCAGCTGTGAAAAATGTCAGCTGTAGAATACGTGATGAGGTTCTGGTGTGCAACCAGTGTGCTGTAGTTATCCTTGAGCACTTTGACTGCGGCACCAAAACCTGGCGTAGCTTCTGTCACGCTTGTTGCGAGAATGTCATTCATGTTCATGTTCTGCTCCTCTGCGCTCAAGTTCCTTATCAAAGTCATCAAGCCATTGATAAATGGGTGTGCCGTAAACTGGAACATCATACCCGTCTATTTCGAACTCATCAAACGCCTCGTCTCCGAGATACACCATCTCGAGCCCAGTTAATTCCTTCGCTTTACGCTCAAGGAATGCCCGAGTGTTTCTGATGTGCGATGTTTCCATATCTTTGATAGCAATACGCTTGCCATCTTTGCACGTCCAAATGCGTAGCCTGCTCATGTCTTGCTCCTCTTAGGCCAATCAGCGGGGCGGTCAGTCCATTCGATTTCATCCTGGATGACCGCTAGCTCTGGCTTTCGAGCGGTGCTTGCTGCAACTTTCACAGGCGTGTCTGCCCAAGCAGCTTGGCTCCAATGCTTTCCATTCCACCAGCGCACGCAACCTAAATCCTTGCAAACGCTGGCAGGCCACCAACCAATGCTGGGTGGCGGTCCTTTTCTCCAGTTCATTTCATGCTCCTTGCTCTCAGCATGGTGTCGGCTACCTCGCCAGCGCGACGTACTATTTCTCTCGGTGACATGTTCGGGAAGATCGACAACTCTACTTCCAGCGCTCTTGCGGCAAGATCATGTCGCAAGCTGACACAAATCATGTCGTCTAGCCAGTCGGTGCCGCTGTTTGGTACGCGCAGCTTGATGGCCGCGTATTGGCGCAGGGTCATGCCCTCTTCTTGGCCGTGCATGTGTGTTGACGGAAACGCCGGTCCGCCAGTTTGTTCAAGCATGTTCATCTTCAGCGTCTCCACGGTCAAAAGGTTCAAGCAGATTGCGGAGCTTTTTGGCATTCGCAATCATCCAGTCAGCAGTTTCTGTGCACGCAGTCACGGAATCTACTGTAGGCATATCACTATTAATGTACCTCAGTAGTGGCATTCTTGCAGCTTCGTAAAACCGCTCTCGTCGAGCTTTCAGTTCAGCCAATGCCTCTTCATCTTTCTTCGTCCACGTTTCACGTGTCATGATTGTTTCTCCTGAACAAAGATTTCAAAGATTTTAAAGATCATCCACAGCGATCTTCTTACGTGCTCCCGAAGCACTCGTGCCTTTTACCGTCGCCTTGACAATCTCAGTCTTCGTATGCACTTGTGCTGCATCAATGATGCGAGCAATTTCTGCATCATCCAACAAATGCACAGTCTCAGGATAGCTGATGAGCAGACTGTGAACATTGCGAAGATGCTGTGGCATCATGGGGTCTTTGGCAAGCAACGTAGATTCCAGCGATGCTAGAGACATCTCCAGCTTGGTCATTACGTCATGCGGGATTGCATCATTTGTCTTCATGGTTCTTTCTCTCCAGGAAAGTGGCTCGGCCGCGGCTCCGCCGTTACAAAATGTGAGGGTCACAGCTATGTTGTCAAGTGCAGTCATGCGTTCTTGTTGACTAAGCTGCATGAATTGCCACTCGATACGATCCAGCTTCAGATCACTGAGCGGTCGTTGCCAATAGTTTAGCGTGTGTGTCAGAAGCAAATGTCGTTGATAAGATTCCAGGGGAATCCAATCTTTGGCAAGCACTGCACTCGGGAATCTGTGCAACACATTCAACACCAGCGGCAATGAGATATGCGATTCTGCGGTGAAGCGAGATGCCGGCGAAGTGATGTGAAAACAAAACCCTCGGGCTACATGAGCAACGAGGGTTCTTCGTTGTAGTTCCTCAGAAAATGGAGGAACAAAATAGGGAAGTCTGGGCATGTCAGTCAGTGATGACCTTAACCGGCTCAACTTCAATGGGCAAACCGTTGCGATCATTGACGAACATGTCAAAGTTCATGGGCAGAGTCGTTCCATCAACGTATGCAGAGATACGGAGAACAGAGAAAGTGCCGAACTGTTGAAGCTGCTGGGTAACACGAGTGACGTTGTGAAGTTCAAGGCGAGATATCATGATGTGTCCTTTGGTTGAGGTTGTTGAGACTATAGGGCTGTGAGATACAGAAGGGTGAAGTCAATTCTTGTGTGCGTTGCAGAAAGCTCAGTTCTTGTGATGACTAGCTTGCTCCAGCCTACCAAGCCTGCTTGCCGCCGTGCAACATTCTCCGCTGTCTTGACACGCTTTACACCATCTTCAACAGTGCGAGCATGCTCCTTGCTGACAGTGATGGATGCGCTGCCAGTTTGTTTGATTGTGTTCCAGATTGTGTGATATCTGGAAGACAGCATCATATGTTCTCTACACTGAACATTTTTCTGCGGTGTTCTGTTGTGTTGCAGAGTCTGAAAGTTCCAACTTGCTCAGTGCTCGCGTATGAACACTTGAGAAACTTGTCGTCATAAGTTTCCATGCCAATGCTGGAGCATTGTCTCTGATAGGCAAGAAACTTGCGGACCAGCATGACGCGCAGACTCTCATACTCTTTTTGCGATAGCGCCGACACGCGGATGGTCTCGCCATCCATCACGACGCTATTGAAAATAGACTGTAGAGTTTTCAATCAATGCTCCTGGCAGCTTCTTCTTGCAGCGCATCGTCTACAAGCGTTTCGATTCTGTGGATGTCTTGAGGCGTCAGATCACGCTCAAGCACCATACGTTGCTGGCCATTGGAAACTTTCCAATGGGAAGAATACACAATCCATGCGCCATCTTCATCATAGCTGACCCAACGAGTTTGAG